AAATTTAAAAAATTTATATATTGTATATGCTATTGAAAGTATCAATGCAACAAAACTTAATATTTCGTTTGCACTAGCTAAAGTAAAGCCAATAGCTGAACCGTTAGCTAATCCTACTTGTATTGTGTCTCTTAGGTCGTTCATTCTTATTATTTTTTGGCTTACTTTCTAAGTAGGATTTCAGCTTGGTTACATTAATTATTTTTGGTTTATAGTGTTTCTTCATTATACGTAATCAGATGCGTTTAAAAAGTTTCTTAAAGTAAGTCTAGTTCCCTGTTGTCTAGGTCTCTCTAGGTTCATTCCATTATAGTACGCATTTTGGTCAGGGTTTACATCTGCACCTGTGTTCGTATTGTATTCAGGAAAGCTAGAAGTATTATTACAAATATAATCTATAAGTCTTTCTGTATAGTATTGCGCAGTATTTGAAACTTCTTCTCTTAAACTTTGACTTTCCTCTGTGCTAAGTGCATTTCCAGTCTCTGATGTTTTAGAGTATATATTGCCATTTTCTATCTTAAAACGTAAAAAAGGTACTGCGTGGTAAAATGCCCAATTAGGTAGCATATCTCCAATGTAATCATCTAACAACGTCTTGTAAGCTGCGTTAGCTGGTAGTCCTATTGTATTGTTAGTTATTAATTCTTTAAGTTTATCTGTAAGTTGTGTTCCTAACTTTGGTTCTACATAAAGCTTTTGTGCTTGACGTACATAAGGCAATAATAGATTAGGGTCTACATTTAAATTGATTGCAGTTGAGTCTTTTAGTTTTTCTTCTGATATAAATAATACGTATGCCATGCTTATCTAGGTTTTAAAAATCCGTTATTCTTCATTCTTTTTGGTGGTCTTGCTACTAAGTTGTCATTCTTTTCTGCTGTAAAACCTTCTGACCTAGCTTTAGTATAAGATATTAATTGTTTAGATGATATATCACCTTTAGCTCCTCTTAAAGAAGTCTTGTAAATCTGACGCAACCAAAAATGGTGGCAATTACCTCCGCCTTTGTAGAGCCAACAACTATAAGTATCTGCTCCACGAGGTCCCCACCCTGGGTTTACTGCTCTATTTCCCATTTGTAAAATATCTTCCTTTCGGTATATCTTTTTAGCTGACATCATTTGTCTGCAAAAATCTCTTGTTTCTCCTTCTTGTTTTAGAAAATTATCTTTAGTATATACATATCTAACTTTATAAAATTCATTATCAGATTTATTTGTACCATCTTGACTACTTCTAGCATTTGGTCTTGCTGTTCCTGTTGAAGCTAATTCTAATTTTTCATTAGCAATTTCATTCAATACTTGCTCAAAGTTAAAGTCTTGATGTTCTCCATCTACTACTTCTTCTTCTACAAGCTCCCATTCTTCAGGCATATCCTCACCAAATTCTTCAATAAAAGATTCAAGTTCTGACTTTTCTGTTTTAGCAAGTTTTACATCTTGTTCAACAGTTTCTTCGTCTTCTTCTAAAGGTGGTAATCCTATGTCTTCTCTTATTTCATCTTGTGTCATTACTTCTCTAATAGTCTTAGAGTCAAATTGTACTGTTATAGGTTTTAATTGTACAAATTCAACAGGCAAGTCCATATTGTTAACTGAGAATATAGTCTGTAAAGTATTTAAGATATTTAATTGAAATGGTCGTATTACGGTATTTATGTAAAAATTAGATGCGTTTATAAGCTCATCTGTATTGCTTGAGAACCCATTTGTACTGTCAATACCCATAAGCGTCTTAGAAGTCACCCTATGAGCTGTGAGGATATTCTGAACGAGTAGTTCTTGTAACGCTAAATATTGTTTATCTGCATCTGATACACTTATTGGTGTAATTTCAGGAGTTCTAGTTTTATCGTCTGAAAATGTTAAAATGAACTTACCGCTATTTTTAGCGCCAACGAATTTGTCCGTAAGACTACGTTCTATTTGGAATCTTTCTTCTTGTGTTGGTATGCCGTTAGCAAAGGATATAAAATAAGAACCGCTGAAGCCGTTCTCTATATTGTTTAGATGAAACTCTGCAACACGTTGGTCTACCAATGCCCAATTACAACCTGCAATGTAATCAGGTGTATGGTAGATGTCCATATTAGGAGAATAAGCTCCTGTGTATAATAACTGACTACCTGCTGTTCTATCGTTTACATTAAATGCAGATATTGGATATGGTTTATGTGTTCTAGTATTACTCCAATCAGCACTTATAAAGTAAGTATCTACTTGTCCTAATTCATTTGGTCTTCCTGCCCTTACCCTTTCAACAGGTACGTGATATAGTTCAGCTATTTCTGTACGTTCTCTATTCCATACAATGTGTATAGCATAAGCACCTTGAAGCTTAAAATCAAATGCTATCTTTTTTATTACTTGATGTAATGATTCTTTGCTATTTGCATTTCTTAGAAATTTCTTAAGTTTTACATAAGTGTCTAAATTATAATCTTCTTCATTACAAATTAAATCTTCTCCTGCTATCATTTCAGCTGTTGCATTTACAATAGCTGCGTGAGTTGAACTATTATAATATAAGTCTATTAAGAACTGAGGGTATAGGTTTTTCCAATCTTCTGTTCCGTATTCTATGTAGTCTTTACCTCTAACTTCTTGTACAACAGGAGCTGTTTGTGTTTCTAAATTTATGCTTAAGATATTATCTTTCATTTTATTTGTTTTATATTTCTTCTAATTCATCAGGGTCAACATCAGTACCATCTGCATTTTTTGCATAACCTAAAAACGAATGTACACAATCTGTTGGAAATACCTCGTAAGTTCCAAAGTCATATTCTTCCTTAGTCATTAAGTCATAGAATACTCCAGGATAATATACAGGTGGTGTTATTTCGTGTCCATCAGGGTCGTACGTTCCTGGTATCTCTACTATCTGACCTATGTAAACTATTGCTTGAGTACCATTGATATATACTTGCTCTCCTTCTATTACTTCATAAGTACCTTTAGCAAGTAAATCTGCATCTCCTTGTGTTTTGTCTGTGTATTGTAATTTATATATATTCATATTATGATGATGTTAATGCTGCTAATCTTGCATCTGAAAGTGTTGCATCATAAGGACTTCCACCTAACGCTGTGTTATATACTTGTAGTTGTTTTACTTTGCCAAAGAATTTATCATTACCATCTCCTCTATTAAAAGATACGTCATTCAATGCCGAAGTAAATGAAAAAGTTGACGAGTTTGTTGATACTTCTGTTCCATTAATGTATAGACTATTATCTCCACTTTTGTATTTTAAGGCTATTTTGTTAAATTGTGTTATATCTGAAACTTCAAAGTTCATTTGGAAAGTTACACCATTATCATCTTTTATTATTGCATTTATTTTATTGCTATCCGTTCTGTATCTAATACCTACTGAATTTTTAAAATCACCATCATTTAAAGATATACTTCTAAAACTCAAATCATCACTTAGAGCAGCCATCTCTACAAACAAAACCCCCTCTGTACTATTAATTAAACTACCTATACCATCTCTTGTGAAGATGTCTTGGTTTCTTGTAACTGTACTTCCTGATGTTGGAATATAACTTGTTGGGTAAGAGCCTTCTTCTAACTGTCCTCCCCAAACATATACACCTGAAGTTCCATCTCCTGTTGATGAATAATTATTATTACTCGCTGTTGGCAATACAGGGGATGGCTTAACACTAACATATCTATTAGCCGAACCCGTTAAGTCAATAAGCGAAACACTTATCCTATACCATCCGTTATTATAAGACTCTATTTTATTTTCTATTAAAGTATACTGAGTATTAGTTAAGTCCTGAGTTGTTAATCCTGTATCTAAATCAAAATGAAATCCTACTGCATTTCCACTACCAAAACTAAATGTTAAGTATCTATACTCTGCTTTTTTAACAAACATAGACCAAGATAGAGTCTCTCCCGCTGTAGATGAGTAAACAAAAGACATTCCTCCGTTAGATGATAAAGTTCCATTATCTAATGCTAATTTTATCGCTGTTGAAACCCCATCAGGAGAGAGAGTAGATGAACTACTTATATTTACATTATCCGTATTGTAACTTGAAAATGTTTCGCTATTTAAAGCTAAATTTCTTCTCTCTGGCTCTGCTAATATATGTGGACAACCTCCTCCTGTGTAGTCTATACGAGGTACGTTATCTCTTGTAACTTCTTTTACTGATATGTTTTCTATATACAAATCTGTAGGAGTACCATTTCTCTCTATTGTAAGTGTAGAATTAGATACAGCAGTATAATAAAAAATGTAACTACCGTTAGAACCTGCTGACTGAAATGGAGATTGACCTGATGGTCTAACTCTTACACTTCCTGAAACCCACCCTGTAATATCAAAAGTTATTCTATATGTCTTACCAACAACCATAGCACTTTGATTAGCATATTGATAAGAACCATCAGAAACACAATGTAATTTATTATCTGCTATTGTAAATGTTGGGCTTAAATCCCAAGCAGTATTAGGAGAAGGAAAATTACCATCAGTTACTTCCTCACTTCCTAAAACCTCAGCATAATTTACTAAACCATCTTCATCTACTCTTGTAGCAGCAGTTTCTCTAGTAACATCCATATCTGCTGATGTGTATTCTTTTACTGATATGTTAGAAAGTTGAACGCTACCAATAACACTACCTGTGCCTGTTTGTAACAATATCCTGTTGTCAGTACCAAAAGATGTTCCATAATAAGTAAAGGTTCCTGTTGAAGTTGCTTCTCCTATTTCATTGTAACCTCCTGTTCCACCACCTAACATAACTTTAACACTTCCTGCTGTAATTGTAGCAGTTATAACTACCTTAAATAATTGATTAACTGATGTTACACTTCCTTGATATAAGTTGTTTCCTGCACCATCTACTGAATTTTTTGCTAAATTTCCTAATATCTCCCAACCACTTAAAGACCAAGATGTATTTGGACTTGGAAAATTTCCATCTGTAACTTCTTCAGAACCCTCAGTAGGCACAGGCACTACTGCATACAATTCTCCTGCCTTATATCCGTTAGGAGTTACTACTATACTAACATCATCTAATAAACTCATTCTATATTATTTAAAGTTGTTAATTGTGCTTCTAAACAAGCCTTAGCCTCAAATACTCCACCATCAGCAATAACTCTTGCTTTAAAGTCATTAGTTTGCTTTTGTACAGGGGTTAATCCACCCTTGTTACTTGTTGGTAATGATATGCCTAGAGATAATTTCATTATGAATTTTTATTACCATCATGCTCTCTGTACCCTATGCCAATACCACTCGTTAAAGTGATAGCAGTCGTACGGAAAAACAATGTAGTTCCAGCGTTCATAGTCTGACCATTTA